ATCACAGATCTAACTGCTAATATGGAATGTTAATTTGGATTTTATAATCCAGTTTATTATATTCATGTAAATTTAAATAAATTAAAGTCATGTCAAAAAATAGTCATAAGCAAACCTATGAATCATTCATGGAATGGTTGAAATGGATGAAAATCAAACCTAAAAAGAAATTAATCAATAATATTAGTGGTAACACTATTGGTGATTATATTAATAAATAAGTATATACGTATTAAAGAGTATGTGAGGAGAGGTGTTCCATGGTTGAGAAGAAAGTAAAACCACTTAAAAGAATTTCACTTGAGGAAGCAACAAAATATGTTTCCGCTGAGGAGGATTTTAATAATAACTTTATATGTTTTTATACTATGGAACCTTCCACTGATGTGGATTATCCTTTTGAAGATGGTTGGGAACATATAACATATTATACTGCTCGTTCTAAAAAACCTATTCCTAGTGTTGGTGAGGGTAAGGAGATCATTTATGTTATGTCTAATCCTACTATTCCTGATTTGCTTAAAATTGGTTATACAGGTAAATCAATTGAGGAACGATGTAAAGAATTATCTAGAGCTACAGGTGTTCCTGTTCCGTTTAAAGTTGAGTATATATTTAGGATACATGGGCGTGGAGAGGAATTAGAAAGAGAAGTTCATCGTTATTTAGAACATAAACGTAATTCTAATAGACGTGAATTCTTTGATGTTTCGTTACAAGAAGCTATTGATGCTATAAATAAGGTAGGAGAAAAATACGCTTAAGTTTGGCTATCCAAAATATTTATTATATGTTAAAAATAATTATTAATTTAAATTTAAAAAACAAAAAATGAAAAAACTAATTTTATTAACATTTGTAACTGTATTGGCTTCATGTACTTCAAATCCAACAACTGAAGTTACAGTTAAAACTGATTCGTTAACAACTACTGTAGATACTTTAGCAGTAGGTACTGCTGATTCAATAGCAGTAGACACTGTTGCGGTTGATACTGCTATAGTAAAATAATAATGATTGCCTCATATTTATAAAAGAATATGGGGCAATTACACTACTTATATGGACTTAAATAAAATATTTAATCTATTTAATAACGAAGATGATCAATCAATTAATGATGATACTTTGTTATTGGTAGATTTTTCTGAGCATCCTTTGTTCTGGATAAGTGGGTTCAATAAGATACTTGACAATCATTTATTTTTTAAAAAATATACTGTTAAAACCTTTAAAAACATTTCCCCTGATGTTGACATTGATGCGCTTGAACAAGCTGGAGAGCGTTTAATGTTTGAAAAAGCTTGGAACTATATTAAAGATATAGATTTGAATAAACCGTTCCATGTTGAATGTATTAAAAATAAAGCTAGTAAAAGTTTTATAGAAAACCTTCAAGCATCTATACAACATTTTGTTGAGTTTGAAGAGTATGAAAAATGTGCCCTTTTAAAACATATTGAAGATAAGGTAAATGAATTCTTAAGTTAGTTTGGCCTTATACTTTTTTTCATGTATCTTAATATTACGGGTTTTAAGAAAGTAAGGATGAGAAGGAAGGAAACGCGTGATGAATAAAACGGGTAATAAAATAAACAATTAAATATAAATTATGAGAAACAGAGAAGCAACACTACGTAAACTCGATAGCGTCGAGTCTAACTTAAACAGAATGACACTTACACTTAATCAGGGTGATCGTGAAGCAGCATATGAAGTAATTGAATCACTTCGTGAACAAATAGAGCAACTTAAACTCTATATCGAATCAGAACCTATTACAGGTAGTGAATTAAACAGAATGTCTTAATTTTAAATCAATCAGTTATGAAGTTATCAGCAGAACAAATCCAAGAAAATTGGAATGAATTTTTATCTTATATTGATAAATACATTTCAGAACCACGTAAAACCCAGTTAGAAAACTTTTATGAAAAGTACGCAGAGCGTATTATGCTTATGCCTGCTGCTCATAAAAAAGAATATCATAACGCTTTTCCTGGTGGTTATATTGAACATGTTAATCGTGTTGTTAAGGCAGCTCTTGAGTTTGATAAAATTTGGACTCAATTTGGTGTTACTAAAAATTATACTACTGAAGAATTAGTATTCTCAGCTATGAATCATGATTTAGGTAAAATGGGAGATGAAAATAATGAAGCATATATACTTCAGGATGACCAGTGGAGACGTGAAAAATTAGGTGAAGATTATAAGTTCAATGATAAACTTGAATATATGTCTGTTCCTGATCGTGGTTTATATTTATTTAATCAGCATGATATTTCTTATACTAAAAACGAAATGTTAGCTATTAAGTTACATGATGGGTTATATGATGATTCTAATAAACCTTATTTATTAACTTGGATGCCAGAAACTAAACCACGTACTTCATTAGTTTATATTATTCACCAAGCTGATTTAATGGCTGCTAGGATTGAATTTGAACGTGAATGGTTTCCTAAAATTAATAAAACAAACTTGCCTAATCAGAAAAAAGATGTTACATTAGATAAGTCATCTAAAAAGCCAACAATTAAAACTAAAGCTTTAAATAATATTAAAAGTGAAGGTTTGAAAAACGCAATGAATGACTTTTTTAAGAATTAAAATTAATAATTAAATTAAAAATAAAGGTTGTAAGTTAACTCTTACAGCCTTTTAATATTTAAACCTATGATTGCTATTATATCCGTACTCTCAGTTATTGTAGTTATTTTAGTTTATACTAATTATAACTTATTAAGAAAAAATGAACAATGTGAAGATATTATTAAGTCATATGAAAACTATATGATTAATTTATCTAATACTATTGGGTTCTCAGAGAAGAAACTTAAGGAAATTGACCATAAAGGTACATTCACCAGTGATGATGAAGTGGGATTCTTTTTCCAACAATTAAAGTATCTTCAAGAACAACTAAACAATTTTAAAGTTAAATAAAATATGAGTAAAAATTATTTTACCCAAGACACAGAAGATGCTATTGTTGCTTATAATCTAAGTACAGACCCTATTGAACGTAGTAAAATTTATAATGATAAAATACATTATGCTTTTTTTAAACTAACTCAAAATATAATTCATACATTTAAATTCTATTATACAGAAGTTGAAAATATAGAAGATTTACAACATGAAATTATAACTTTTTTATTAAGTAAAATACATTTATTTGACCCATCTAAAGGTACTAAAGCATATTCATATTTTGGAACTATTGTGAAACGTTGGTTAATATTATATAACGAGAAAAATTATAAGAAACGAGTAAACTCAGTTTCTGCTTCTGTATTAGAGGAAGACAATGATCACTCATATGTTATTGAAGAAAATAACTCACCTAGTGATAAATTATCACACAATGATAAAATAGCTCTATTTACAGATTTATATGTAGAGTATTGTACTACAAATATTTTTACTCTTTTTCCTAAAGAACAAGATGCTAAAATAGCTGATGCTATACTTGAATTATTTAGGAAACGAGATAGTTTAGAAGTATTTAATAAAAAAGCATTATATATCTATATACGAGAAATGATAGATGCTAAAACACCTAAAATAACTAAAATAGCGGATCGCTTATATGATATATTTAAAAACGGTTATATTTTCTATTTAGAAAACGGATTTATAAAATTTTAATAAATCTGGTATTTATAATAAATAAATATTAATATACTTATGAGTAATTTAGACTCTGATATTTTTGGTGATAAGAAATTAAAAGACTTATTCCAAGAAATATATAATAATCAAAAGAAAAAAGAAAAACAAATATCATCTTTAATTGAAGAATTAAAACCTTTAATTGATGATATTGGTGACGCTACTTTAGTTGTTCCCTTAATTAAAGAATATCTTGAAATAGGTGTTAAGAATGATGAACAACTTATTAAAATGGCTACCATTATTCAACGTTGTTTAAACAATGATAATGCTGGTAGTGATAGTGGTGTTTTGATTTCTGATGAAGAAAAAGCTCAATTATTAGGTGAGATAAATAAAATTCAAGAGAATTTAAATAAGGAAGAAAAATAATGTCTACTAAATTTGGTTTTAGCGGTGTTAATCAATTATTCCACAGTAGTAAGGTTGGTCTTAAAACTGAAGGAGGTGAGATTCATTCTGTTAGAGTTAAAAGTATAGTATTAAATGATAAACACCCTAGGTTTAAAGAATTAGGAGAATGGAATGCTTTAGGAGCAATTGAATTCGAACTAGTTAATAACCCATTAATAAATAATACAGTATTTCCAGTTGCTTATCCTCTTTATCCTAATATTAAAAATTATCCTTTATTAAATGAAATAGTATTTATTACTTTCCTTTCAAATATTGGAATAGGTGATAATAACGTTTCTCAAAGACCTTACTATATTAGTATTGTAGCGTTATGGAATCATTCACATCAAAATGCTTATCCTACTATTTCAAATACAGTTCCACCTTCACAAAATAAGTCTTATTCTCAAATTGAAGCTGGGAGTCCTAGAGTTACATCAAATGATCCTACACAGATAAATTTAGGTGAAACTTTTAATGAAAAAAGCAATATACATCCTTTATTACCTTTTGAAGGAGATATCATTCATGAAGGTAGATGGGGTAATTCAATTCGTTTAGGTAGTACTGTTAAAAGTACTCCTAATAATTGGTCAAACATTGGAAAAAATGGTGAACCATTAATTATAATTAGAAATGGACAAGGAGTTCAAAATAATGAAGGTTGGGTACCTATTACTGAAGATATAAATAATGATAATTCATCTATATATTTAACTAGTGATCAACAGATTCCTATAATAGTTAAAAGTAAAGACTATACTAGTTATAGTGGAACTCCACCTACATTACCTAATGAATTTAAAGGCACACCTCAAATTATATTAAATTCTGGTAGGTTAGTATTTAATGCTAATGATGATCATATATTATTAAGCTCAGCTAAATCTATTAATTTAAATTCACAAGAATCAGTTAATATAGATACTAAAAAATTTGTCACTCAAGCTGATGAGATATATTTAGGTAAAGAAGGATTAGCAACTGAACCATTATTATTAGGAAATGCTACTGTAGATTTATTAAATAGTTTAGTTCAATCATTAGAAACTTTATCTGATGCTTTAAAAAATGCTGGTTTTTCACAATTAGCTACAATAGATCCCTCAGCTCAAGGACCAACTTCAGCTAATTTATTTGCTATAAACATAGCTGCTGCTTCTTTATCTAAAACTTTAACTGGTTTAAAAACTCAATTAGATGCTGGTACTTTAACATCTAAACGTAATTTTACTTTATAATGGCTACTTTAGACAATATTCCAAAACCTAATGTATCCCCTGAGGATTTAAAAAATTTTGTCCCAAAATCTGATCCTTTTTATAGTGCGGTATTAGGATACACAGTTACATTTTATAAAACTGTATTTGAATTTGTTAAAGGAGATAGTGAACTTTTCTCAGATACTAAAAAAGAATTAATAAAATGGTTAGTAGCAAAGAAAGATGGAAAAGAAGTAACTACTCCTCTATCTTCTTTAGCTAAAAATATTTATAAAGTAATAGCGGAAGATGAAATACCTAAACTTCCTCCTGAACTAGTAGATAAATATACTAAAATAGGTCAATTCTATATTATTCCACCTGATGTTACTCCTCCAAAAATTAAACTTACTCCCCCAGAAGTAAATAGAGAAACATTAAAAGAAAAATCAAAAGCTGCTGTTAAAGCAGGAGCGGCTCTTTTTCTAGCAGCTATAGTAAATGACATAAAAGGTAATTTACCATTACCTCCAATCCCAGAAATACCACCAGCTCCAACATTACCTAAACCACCAACATCTACTTAATTATGACTGGACAAGAAAAATTAGCATTATTAGCTGTAGAAAAAGCTCAAGATTTAGCGCTTTCATTAGCGCCTAAACTTGCTCAAATGGCTGTGGATTTAGGAATAAAAAATTTTGGTTCTCCTAATGTTCAACTTCCTAATACATGTCCTCCTAAAAAGATATTAGATAGGATAATTCCTTTAAGAAATAATTTATATGATAAATTAAATAATACTTCTAAAACAATTGAAAATTTAAGTAAACCTGTAGATACTATTAATACTGTAGTTACAACTACTTCAAAAATAGTAGCTGGTTTAAATATTACTAGAGACGCCGCTTTACTTGCTTTAGAAATAACTCCTCCTGGAGTTATTATTCCTGGTCAAATTATAACTGGAATAACTAGATTAGATGATTTAGTAAAATTTTTAAATCCTAAAGTATTTAAAGGTCAAGCAATAATTTCTTCTATATCTTTAGCACTAGATTTTGCTAATGCTGTTTTAATAAAAATTCTAAGTTTTTTTCGAATTATAGATAAAATATTAGCTAAATGCGCCCCAGGTTCATCTCCTCCTTCATTAAGTGATTATTTAATTAGTACTGAAGTTGCAGTTAATCAGGCTGTAAATGCTGCTGGAGCAGGAGGAGTAGGAGGAGCAGGAACTACTCCTTTATCATTACTTAATACTTTGTATAATGGATTTATATTAAGTATTGAAGAAGTACCTTTCTCCCCTACAGTGAAACGATTAAAAGCAGTTGCTAAGAACAACTCAGGTATTACATTATTACAAACACCTTTATCATTTACAACAACTCCTCAAGTACTAATTGAAGAACTTAAACTAATAATTAATTCAAGTGATTTAAAAGCTTATTAATTCAATATTTATAATAGATGAAAACTGATATATTAAAAAAACTTATTAAAGAAGCAGTTAAAGAAGCAATTCAAGATGAATTAAAAGATATTCTTCTTGAAGCTGTTAAATCTAACAAACAACCTATTAAAGAGTCTTACACTCCATTAGATAATAGAACTATAAGTTTTACTTCTAATGATGTTCCTAGAAATCCAATAAATACTAAACAAGCTTATATGGATATTTTAGGTGATATGGCTAAAGGACCTAAATCAGGATTAGAGGGAGAATTTAAAGTAAACGGACCTATAAATACTATGTCTGAAGGAAGCGCATTACCTGATGGACAATTAGGTTTAGATCAAATAATGGGTTTAATTAAAAAATAATGGCATTCGGAGCAAAGAAAATATTTCCTATAGATACCAAACCTGGAACAGCGGTTGGTGTAGCTATACCTTTTAATGCCCCCGCTGCTTTTTTTCCTACATATACTACTAAAGATGCTATTAAAAATAATTTATTAAATTATCTTTTAACTAATAGAACTGAAAGATATTTTAATATTAATTTTGGAGCTAATTTAAGAGCATTTATATTTGAACAAATAACCTCAGATAATATAGATTCTTTAAAAGAAAGTATTCAATTATTAATAAGTCAACGTTTTACTAATGTTAGAGTAGATGAATTGAATGTTTTAGAATATCCTGACACTAATGAAATTAAGGTTGAACTTTTTTATACTATAATTAATACAGGAATAACAGATCAAGTTGAAATAAATTTCGCGGCATAATGGCTAAAAATATAAAATATATAAATAAAAGTTTTGATGAGTTTAGAGCTAGTCTTATAGATTATGCTAGAACATATTTTCCAACTACATATAATGATTTTAGTCCTAACTCACCAGGTATGATGTTTATTGAAATGGCATCATATGTAGGTGATGTTTTATCATTTTATTTAGATAATCAAGTTCAAGAAAATTATTTACAATTTGCTCGTCAATCAAATAACTTATTTGAATTAGCTTACATGTTTGGTTATAAACCAAATGTA